CATTATGTAGATCTAAATCTGGAGGTGCGCATTTATATATTTTTTTAAAAGAAAAAATAACTGCAACAGAAATAAGAGACAGACTTTCAGAATTTGCTTCTGCATTAGGATATGGTAACTGTGAAATATTTCCTAAACAAGAAGAAGTAATTGTAGAGAGAGGAGATGTAGGAAACTTTATTAATCTTCCTTACTTTAATTATAAATACACAATGCGTTATGCAATAAATAATAAAGGAGATGACGTATCTTTAAAAGATTTTATTACTAAAGCAGAGAAAAATAAAATTACTATTAAAGATTTAAGAGACATAGTTATAGGAACAAATAAAAATATTTTACCATCGGGACCTCCTTGTTTAAGACAATTAACAGAGTTTGGTATACCAGAAGGTGGACGTAATAATACAATGTTAAATATAGGTTTGTATTATAAAATGGCTTCTCCAGAAAATTGGAAAGACTTACTTGAAAAACATAACAACGATCATTGTACTCCACCGTTACCTGCAAAAGAAATAGTAACGATACAAAATCAACTAGAGAAAAAAGAATATTTTTATGCTTGCAAACAAGAGCCTTTAAAAAGTCATTGTAATAAATCATTATGTAAAACAATGAAGTTTGGTGTAGGTACAAATTTATCCATGCCTACTATCGGAGGATTAACTGTAGTTGAATCAGAGCCACCTGTTTGGTTTGTTGATGTAGATGGACATAGGTTAGAGTTATCTACAAAACAATTACAAATGCAGGTAGACTTTCAAAGAGCATGTATGGAACAAATGTATAAAATGCCTGCAAGATTAAAAGAGTCAGATTGGAGAGAAATGGTAGATGCTTTATTAGCAAATGCTACAAGAATATCTGTTCCAGAAGAGTTAACGCAAAAAGGACAGTTTCAAGAATTATTAGAAATGTTTTGCACGGCTAGATTACAAGCAAGAAGTCCAGAAGAATTAATGACAGGTAAACCCTGGACAGATGAAGACTGTACATATTTTAAATTAAGTTCTCTACAAGATTTTTTAAAGAGACATAATTTTAATATTTATACTAGAGGTCAAATAACAGAAAGATTAAAAGAATTAAATGGTGGATCTGAAGCAGATAAACAATATAGATTTAAAGATAATAAAAACAAATGGCAAACTGTAAGAGTTTGGTCTATACCAGAAATTAAAAGAGGAGAAGTTGATCTACCAAAAGTAGAAGTTGATAAAGATGAGGAGCCACCGTTTTGATTGAACAAACAATATTAGGACCGCCCGGATGTGGTAAAACTCAAACAAACTCTAAATTAGTAAAGGAGTTTATTGATAAAGGAATAAATCCTTCTAAGATTGCCAATGTTTCTTTTACAAAGAAAGCCGCAACTGAAAGCAAAGAAAGAGTTTGTAAAGACTATGATATGCAAGAAGATGATTTACCTTTTTTTCAAACATTACACTCAATGGCTTTTCATACTTTAGGTTGTAAAATAGATGATGTTATAAGAGGAACTGATTTAAAAAAAATATCAGAGGCAATAGGATTAGATTTTACTACTAAGTCTAAAGATGCAGAAAATGATTTTGATATGGTAGGATTTAAAAAAGGTGATGCGTATTTAAATATGTATCAATTATCAAGAAGTAAAAGAATATCTTTAGAAGATGTTTTTCAAGAGCAAGGCAATTATGATTTACATTATAACGAATTATTTAGGTTTGTAGAAACATACGAAGATTATAAAACTAGAAAAGATAAAATTGATTTTACAGATATGATTTCTAATTTTATAAATAAAGGAGAGTGTCCAGATATAGAAGCTTTATTTGTTGATGAGGCTCAAGATCTTTCTACATTACAGTGGAAGATGGTAGATGTATTAAGACAAAATCCAAACATACAAATTTTTACAGGAGATGATGATCAAGCGATTATGAGTTTTCAGGGAGCCGATGTTAATTGTTTTTTAAACGCAACTAAAGAAAAAAGAGTTTTAACTCAAAGTTATAGAGTTCCTAAAGCAGTGTGGCAAGTAGCTCAACAAATAGTAACAAGAATAGATGGTCGAGCGATAAAAAAATGGGAACCAAAAAATGAAGAGGGTTCTGTTACGTATCATTATAATTTATCTGATGCTCCTATACATGAAGGAGAATGGGTTATACTAGCTAGAACAAATAGAATATTAGATCGTTATGCCGCTCAACTAAAAGATGAAGGATGGATTTATAGTAGACATGATCACCCTAGTATTCCTAAAAAAATGTATGAAGCAATACTTACTTGGGAAGATTTATGTAAAGGTAAAGAAGCAAACTTAACAAGTTTAAGAAATTTATATTCTTATATGAATGTTGGAGAAGGTTTTAAAAGAGGTTTTGGACCTACATCAAAAGCTTTTAGACAATTTGATGTTGATCAAACTATTGGATTAAAAACACTTGAAGAAAGTGTTGGATTGCAAATGGGTAAAGAATATAGATGGCACCAAGTATTAGGTAAGATAGGATTGCAAACTCAAAACTATGTTTTAAATGCATTAAAGAGAGGAGACAATGTTAAGAAACCAAGAATAAAATTAAGTACTATACATTCTATGAAAGGTGGTGAGTGTGAAAATGTCTTATTAATTCCAGATATATCTTATGCGGCAAGCAAAGAATATCAAAGAGATCCATCAACAGAGCACAGAGTGTTTTATGTTGGAGTAACAAGAGCGAAAAAGAATTTACATATTATGCAACCACAAACAGAAAGGTATTACCAATTATGATAAAAAGGAGGTCAACATGGAATTTTTAATTATGTATACAATAATCTATACCTTTATAGGTTTACAAAATGCAGGAGTGATATGACATATAAAATTAACTTAACATTAGAGTTTAAAACAAGACCAACAAAAGCTGAAGTAGAGGACAAACTATTTTGTTTAATAAGAGATGGCTTTACATTAAAAACAAAGGAAGAACATGAAAGAGAAAAACAACTTGTGGGCAAAAGGCGGAAGGCATTACCAAAACCTTAAAATACAACCTTCACAATTTATAAACAAAAATAAATTATTGTTTGCAGAAGGTAATGTAATTAAATATATTTGTCGTCATCAAGCTAAAGGTAAGGCTGAAGATATCAGAAAGGCAATACATTATTGTGAAATGATATTAGCGAGAGATTATGAGTAAAAAACAAGGTATAATTATAAGCAAAGTATTTTTACAAGCACTCAGCGGTCATTTAAACGGGTTTTTATTTCAAACACAAGCTCACAGGGGGTTTTGTGGACAAAATTAGTTTGCCCGGAGGTAAATACGATATTATTTATGCAGATCCACCTTGGCAGTATAAAACATACTCAGGAGATTTAGTTACACCGTATCCTATTATGAATGACGAAGATATTTATAGTATGCCTGTAAAAAAAATAGCTAGTGATAATTGTGTTTTATTAATATGGGTTACATTTCCTAAATTGATAGAAGGAATAGAAACAATTAAACGATGGGGATTTACATATAAGACTTGTGCTTTTGTTTGGATTAAAACAAATAAAAATTATAATACAAAACAAGTTACATTTATTCCTGAAGATAGTTTTTCTACTTTTTGGGGTATGGGTTATTGGACTAGAGCAAATGCAGAACTTTGTTTATTAGCTACTATAGGAAAACCAAAAAGAATATCTAAAGCAGTTCATCAAGTTGTTTATGAGCCAATACAAAGACACTCTAAAAAACCAGATTGTGTTAGAGATAAAATAGTTGAGTTATGTGGAGATTTGCCTAGAATAGAACTATTCGCAAGACAAAAAACTCCAGAATGGAATGTTTGGGGTAACGAGGTATAAATGTACGAACAAGATTTATTTGACGAAAAGACTTGGGTACCACCAAGCAACTTACCAGATCTTTCAAAAGAAAAAATCATATCCATTGATACAGAAACATACGATCCTAATTTAATTACTTTAGGTCCAGGGTGGGCCAGGAACGATGGTAGGTTAATAGGTATTGCAGTAGCTACTTCTAATTGGAAAGCTTACTTACCTATAGCACATGAAGGGGGA